TAAAAGATTTCCAGTCAAACTCGGAAGATCAAATACCTTTTGATTTTGAAGAGAAAGGGTTAGCATCCAGTCAGTTTAAGAAAACATTTGGATTTACAAATAAACTTCAGAAAGCAGATGCAAAGAGAACAGCTTCTAATGAAGCCGTGAGGACGATTATTAAGAAAGCTTTTAATGATAAGGCGTCACAACAATATATCCGTAGAATTGCTAAAGGGCAAGGTTTTAAAGTAGAAAGAGCTTCTGGAGGTTATATCCCTAACTTTGCAGATCCCCTGCAAGATGCTATTGGTAGAGAGAAAGCTGCAGGGTTACCCGTCAGTCAAATTAGAATTAATCAAAGTGGTAAGCTCCGCAGCTCACAAAACCCAATGGGTCTTGCTGTTACAAATACCCGTGATGAACCTACTGGGGCTATTCCTAATTTTGCTAAAGGGGATGCGGGTCAAGCTGTAGACGGATTAACTAATAAGCTTTTTGCTCTACAGTCTGTGCTGTTCCTATTTCAAAGTGGAGTGGGAGAGATGGCTGAAGAATCTAAGGGAGTGTCCAAAGTCATGTTCGAACTTGCTCAAGCTTCTACGCAAGCTATTATGGCTCTCACCGCTATGCAAGCTTTTGGAGGGCTTGGAGGAATAGCAAGTAAAGGTAAGGGTTTAATGGCGGCTGGGAAATCAAGTCTTTCAACTGCAGGAGGTCAGTTTTCGGGACTGAGGACGGCGGCCTCCAGAAGAGGTCTTATAAGAGGAGGTGGAGGTTTAGCTGTAAAAGCCGCCGGAAGTGGTTTGGTAGGAGCTTTGCAATTTGTCTCAGGGACTTTACTCAAATTCGCTGGCCCAATTGCTGTAGTAGCAGGAGGACTTAAGGCTATCCATATGATAAATGAAAAACTTACAGGTTCTTCAGAATTAAATAAAAAAGCTATAGACATGATGGCTAACGCTTCAAAGAATGCAGCAAAAAACTTAGAAAAAATTAACGTAGGAGATGTAGAGAAGTTCAAAGAATCTAATCGGGCGTTAGCTGCGTCTGACTTGTCTGCGTTAAAAGGTGGTTTGGGAACTGGATTCCTACCGGGGAGTGGACATTTAGAGGGAGGTTCAGATGCTCAGAAATTCAAAGCAATAGAAAAGCTTATAAATGATGCTTACCTTGCCGGGTCCACACAAAAACAAGTTAGAACCGCTATTAATGCCGCTATAGGTCAGGCTGATGGCGGTCAATTAAGGACGAGACAGACAAGGAGTCTAATGAGAAGTTTAGAATCTTTAAGTAATGTGGATAGATCCTCACTTCAAAAACGGTTTGAAGAACAAGCTCGTGAAACCAAAGATCCTGAAGCTAGAAAAAAATTAGCTGAAGATTTTAAGGGTCAGGGTCTTGCTTCTGAGTTGGTTGAAGCATCTATCGCTAAAATAAATGAAGAAGCACAAGAAACGCTTAAAGAAGTTAATAGAATTAATTTAGCTAACGCAAAAGCTAGACTTCAAACTGCTATAGAGATTAGAAAAGAAAATCTTAAAGATCTTACAATTACAGATAAGCGGCTTATGAAAGCTGAAACTTAAGGGGAATTGGATGATAATACCCTATTAGCTTTAAAACAGAAAGCCGAGCAGCAAAAACTTTTAAATGGTTTGGCTAGTAAAAACTTAGATTTTATAGCTGGCCAGAGAGATGAGTTAACCAGATTGAAACTCGAAGAAAAGCAAATCGAAGATATACAAAATGAAATTTTAAATATAAGCGCTGAAGACCTTGCAGATAAAAAGAAAGTCTTAGATATAGTAAATAAAATTTATAATACTAATGGTTTAAATGAGGAGGTAGCTAAAAGCCTTATGGAAAGTCTCGGTATACAACTTGAACAAAATGAGGGTATATTTGATGCCTCTAAAAAGACCCTGACAAATAGGCAAGACGAGACTAAAGAGTTAACTAAACAAAAACAATTAATAAAAGAGATAGAAGCTCAAAGAGCTTTGACAGCTCAAACAATTCAGTTTGGGAAGAAGAATGCAAGCGGTGAAGCAAGATCTGGAATTCAAGACTCTTTAAGATTTTTGGAGAGGCGAAAACAGGAAGCTAACATGCTTGGCCAACAAGGGATGGTGCAGTCTTTAAATAATCAAATAGCTGGATTAACTCAAGATTTAGCTCGTATTAGTGGCGATGAAGGTCAAGCTGGTATTGATGCAAGAGCTAGAAAAATAAAAATTCCAGAAGCTGTTGAAAATAAATTTCCAAAACTAAAAGAAAAATTAAGAGATCCTTCGTCTGATCCCCTTGCCGTTTTGACTAAGATAGGTAATGATAAATCGTTTAAGGATGTGGAATTCCTAGCTAAACAACGCACTGACAAAGCATTAGGTATTCGCCCTGCTAACGCCAGACCTCTTCCACCTGTGTCAGAGAATGAATCACAGTTCTTGGACTTTAAGGCAACAATTAACGATTTAAACCAAGCAGTTACGGACAACACAAGAACAGAGCAAGACTCTATAGAGGCTAGTAAAAATCAAGAATTGCAACTTTCCCGACTATCTGAAATTAATACTGCTCTCTCTAAAAATTTAGCTCCATTTTCTCGATCTGAATCTGCTAGTGCTAATCGTCTTGCAATAGCGCAGGGTATAGTAGCTAAAGATACAACAAAAAGTTTACCACTAGAGGTTAGAAGGCTTGAGATGGAGAGGACGGTCTTTGATAGAATTGGTGAAGCAATACCCACGGCGCTTGAGAGTTCAAACCAGTTAAACGAAAGTTTAAAGGATGCATCTCTCTCCTTCGCTCGGAATATTGGGGACGCTATGTTAGACGCTATCGAAAAAGGAGGAAATCTTGGAGATATCTTATTAGGTGTAGCTTCCGAATTCTTGAGTACAATGAGTCGTGCATTTATGAGAAGTGCCGTCGATGATGTTTTAGGTACTTTTGGGGTTGGGAGACAAGGAGGCGGTCCTATCAGAGGCGGCTCAGGAACTAGAGATGATGTTCCTGCTATGCTTATGGGTGGCGAGTTTGTAATGAACAAAAAGGCTGTCAGAAAGTATGGTGTCGGATTTATGTCTGCTCTGAACTCTGGGTCTATGCAAGGATTTAGATCTGGGGGTCAAGTTCGGGATCGAGAAGGGATGTTCACCACTCCGGGAATGAATGGAGCAGGATCTATTATTGGATCTAGTAACTTACTTTCTTTCGCCACTCAAACTCCAATAGCTATGGGTAGAGATACCCTTACCAGCAATGGAGCGTTCCTCGATCCAGAAAGCGGTAGACTCACTATGTTTGGCAGGAGGAATAGCCCTCAGTTCCAGCAAGTTCAAGGAGCAAAGCAACAAGCTTTTGATTTGTACGCTAGCCAAGTGGCTGCTGAAGAGCAAGCTATAAGGCAAAAGAAAGAGTCAAGAAAGCAGTTGATGAAGTCTTTAGCAGCGGCAGCAGCTAGCGTTGTTGTTGGCGCAGGGGTTAAATCTATGGCATCTGGATTTAAAGCTGGGTTCTCAGGAACTGGTGGGTCATTTGGAACTAAGTTTGGAGCTGGATTAAAAGGTTCTATTTTTGGAGGTAATGAATTTGAAGGGCAAACTTTTGGAGGCTTAAAGAATTTATTCAGCAACAGAAGGTTTGATAGTGGGATACCTCAAGCTACGCCTTTCACACCAAAAAGCGCGTCTGCCAGACCAACAATAATTCGTAGTGGCGGGATGGATCATGATGTAAGCGGGTTAAATGCTCAGGATCTTTATGATACAGACATATCGAAAACAGGGTTTCTACCTAAACTAGCCACAGGAGGATTAATTCCTGCTGCTGGTGGAGTTGATACAGTCCCTGCAATGCTTTCTGGTGGAGAGTTCGTAATGAACGCCGCTGCCACAAGAAATGTTGGCACAGGTAACCTACAAGCTCTTAATTCTGGAGCTGGAACTGGTGGTAACACAAACTTAGTAGCTAAACTCGACGAATTAATTATAGCGACAGAGACATCTCAATCAACAGGAGATATTAATATTACCATAAATGGATCAAATGGAGCAGAGACCGAAACACAAGGTCAAAACTCTACAGATCAACAAAAGGCGTTGTCTGATAAGATTAAGACAGCTGTTAAGCAGGTAATTGCGGATGAAAAAAGATTAGGAGGACAACTTAGAAGATAATGTTAGGTTCAAGATTAAATGACGAAGTAAATGTAAACATAGCTGGTAGCGCACTCTCCGGTATCAGCTCTGTAGACTTTTCATATTCTAATAGCGCAAATACAATTAAGCCCCTTGGGTCAAGGAAGGGTCTAACAACTGTTGGTGGTGCTACTGAGCAGAAAGTGTCTATTAGTAGGCATCTTATATATAATGATCCTATTTTGGATTTTACTGGGTCAAGTAGTATGACGGGTAACATTAGATATGCGGGGGTTTCTTACAGATTCTCTGATGCATACCTGAACTCATATTCTGTCAACTGCGCTGTAGGATCTGTTCCAAAAGTCAATGCGTCAATATCTGTTTTTAATGAGATGATATCTTCTAGTGAGAACCCTAGTGAATTTGGAAGCACTGGTGAAATATACATCCCTTCCCAAGGATCTATAAGTATTACTTGCGACAACTCTACTACTAACAGAGTTATTGGATTTGATTACTCGATCACATCCAGTAGAAAGCCTAATTTTTCTATAGGTAGTGAAACTCCTGTTTCTGTTGAATTCATCCCTCCGTTGGAGTATTCGGCTCAAGTTCAGATTGAGGTTGACGAAGCTTTCCCTCAGAGTTCCTTTAATTTTTTAACTAACAGGCAAAACAAAACTGTCTCTTTTGATATTGACGGTAGGGATGGGACGGATATTCAAGCTCTGTCGATTCCTAATGCTACATTAGTAAGTGAGTCTTTATCGGCTTCCGATAATGGAACTACTGTTTTAAATTTAAATTATATTGGTCATGGGTTCTGAATTATTTTATAATAGAGATCAAAACATTTCAGGTATAGCTGTTGAGTCAACTTACGCAGCTTTAAACCTTGTTCCTGTGTACGGGTCTAAAGCCTCCTTCAAATCCAAAACATTTCAATATGAGGTAGATGATCATCAAATTAATATGATGCCTTTCTCTATGAATAGTTTAGAGGCTCAATATGAAGTTAGGTATGATTTAAATGAATCTAATGCTCGTAAATTAGCAGCTTTTATTGAGAGCAAAAATGGGACTCAAATGTTTGAGGTTAATATTGATAATAGTGGCGTATATCAAAATGTATCTGGGATATCAGATAATTATGCTATTAATCATGTTAATAATCAACACTATGAAGTTGCTGTATCATATAGTATAGATCAAGCCCCAAATATATTTAATTGGTCCGGCATGAATTTTGTAAATACAGGATTTAGAGACTGGGATAATTCAGTAAGTTATAATGAATTTGATGTTGTCTATACTGGGGTGAATCAGAATAAATTAAATAATTTTTATTACTGCACCGGAGACCATACATCAAACGCCCAGAACTCTCCTACTGGAGAAGGATCTTTCTGGTCGCAGAGATTCTTTTATAAGCCTGACGTTGGATTCCAAAATGATGTAACTTTTAAAAATGAAAAACTTGAGTTTAGAAATTCATTTAAGCAGAGAGTTAAAACTAAAGATAATAACGCCTCTTTCCCGATTAATTATGAGTTCAAAGATATATCAGATAGACAACTAAAATCTATGCTTCATTTCTTAGAAAATAAAGCTGGTTACAGAAGGTTTAGAGTCGATTTAGAATCTGTATATAACCAACCAAAATCTGTGTATTGCCCAGAATGGAATCATACTTGGAAGCATTTTAATTCCCATGATTTGTCAGTAACTTTAATAGAAGATGTTTTAGGTGTAATCCCAACAGGAACTTAATATGGCTAGGAATATTTTAAAGAGTAATAATGCTATTGTTATAGCTGGTAAAAGACCAGCCTTTAGCACTACCGTTAGAAGTGGATCTTCGATGGGTGGAGCTTATATGAGCGCCGTGCAAGGTGTTTCTGTAGGATTCTCTCAGGAAAGACAGAAATCAAAGCAGATTGGATCTAAGGATTTAGCTATTAATGATATTAATAGAATGCCTGATGTGGATCTAGCTATTAGTTATTATTACACGCCAGCGATGTTAAATGAAAACATGTTGGGTCTAATAAACGATCAAACAGGAGTTGATAAGTCACAGTTTTTTAGTGGCTATGATAACCAAGATCAAAATTTTTATATAGTCAACCATGAGAATGGAGCGGCTGATATGATTGTAAATGATGCTTCTGTTATATCAACTTTAGGCAATGAGTCTGAAGTGATTTGTATAGGCAATGCTTTTTTGACTAACTATTCATTAGGTTTCTCGATAGGATCTTTACCTGTCGTATCTACTTCATACAAATGCTCAAATATAACAGTTAATCAAGGGTCTTTTGATTCACTACAGATCCCTGCAATTAATCTATCCTCTGGTAATAATAATGGCGTTGCGAACGTCAATTTAGAAGACGCTAGTGTGAATGGGTTTGGAGACTACACATCAGTAAATAGATTTAAGCCGCCCTTATGCTCTCCTAACGAATTAAACATAACTCTTCAAAATTTGCAGATTGGTGGCTCTACCATCAGTGGTGACGCAAGTATACAATCGTTCTCATTCAATATACCGATTAATAGAATTGATTTGTTTGGGCTGGGTAGTAATTACCCATATGGAAGAAAGGTCCAATATCCATTAACTTCATCAGTTGACTTAGAGTTTTTAGTCTCTGGTCTAGCTACTGGTGAGATTTCACAGTTGATAGATAATGAGTCTGTGTACAATTTCCAAGTTGAAGTAGTGGACACAGGAGAAGCATTTAAAAATACATTTGAATTCTCCGATTTGAGACTGGAGAGTGCGGCTTATCAAATGAATGTAAATGACAGTATGACCTACTCTTTGTCATTTAGTCGTGAATTAACTAATTAATCATATTCGACCTTAACATTCTTACTTTCATAAGTTTTAGAAAGGG